GGTCAGGGTGCCGGTGTCGTTGACGGTGACCCCGTCGGTGCCGGCGGCGACGAACTCGATGGCCTGCCGCGCGTAGCCGTCCTCCCCGGCCACGGCGCATTCGGTGAAGGTGTCGCGGTCGACCGTGGCGTCGGTGCCCATGGCGAGGAAGACGGTCGTGTCGAAGGGGTAGTCGGTGGTGCCGAGGATGTGGTCGAGCAGGATAGGCTCGAAGGCTGCGGCGAGCGTCACGTCGGGGCTCCTTTTCTCGTCTGCGGGGCGGAGCCATCTACGGCCCCGCCCCGCGTCATTGTCAGTAAGCGGCGATCAGCGTGAGCACCTTCGCGCCGTTGGCGGTCTCGCTGGGCGTGTAGGCACACTTGGCGATGCTGGCGTCGTAGGTCACGGTGCCGATGTCGGCGACTGCATTGAGGTCGGCGGCGAGCAGGCGGCGCACGGTGAGCACGTCCCACGGCATCCCGACGATCGCCGTGGTGCCGAGGCTGACCGAATCGGCAGGAGCGACACGCAGCGGCACTTCGTAGCCGCTGATCGTGCGGAACGCCTTGACGCCGGCCACGGTGGTCGCTGCCGAGAGGGCGATGGTCTCGGTCATGGTCGCGCCGCTGATGTCCGTGCCGAAGACGATGCAGTCGCCAGCCAGCGTGGCACCCACGCCGGTGACCTGCACCAGCTGCGGGCAGGCGGCCAGCTCGGTGGCCAGCAGGGTCACGGCGACGTACTGCATCGTGAGATCCCACGTGGCCCCGGCAAGATGCGTGGTGCGCGTCGAGCCGTTGTAGCCGCGCGTCACTTCGTAGACCGGCTTGTTCGTCGTACTGGTCACTACCACGTACTCACCGGCCGCGGCGTCCTTGAGCACGTCGCCGACCGCGACCGTGGTGTTGACCGTCAGCTTGAGCAGGTCGTCGCTGGGTGAGTCGGTGGCCAGGAAGCTGGCCGTCGAGGCGGTGCGCGCGTAGGTCGCCGAAAGCACCTTGGCGGCGTGCAGGTTGGCGACCGCAGCGGCCTGCGGGACGCATTCGTAGATGAGCACGTCGGCGAGCTTGGCGCCGGCGATGGCCTTGCCGCCCCCCGAGGGTTGCACGGGCGGCGCGAAGTCGACGTTGTGCGGGTAGAGGGCCATCGGTGCCCCCTTACACTGCGACGTAGAGCGTCAGCAGGTTCGTGCCGTTGGGCGTGCCGCTGGGCGTGTAGATGCACTTGGCGAGATCGGCGTTGTAGGTCACGGTGCCGGTGTCGGCGCTGGCGTTCAGCTCGCGCACGAGGGCGTGCGCCGTGCGCAGCACCTTCCACGGCAGGCCGATGCTCTTGGTCACGCCGAGGCTCACCGTGTCGGCAGCCGTGACGGCGCAGGGGAAGTCGACGCTGGTCACGGTCTTGAAGGCCTTGACGCCTGCTACGGCGCCGGCGTCGTTGAGCGCGATGGTGTCGCTGATCGCCGTGTCGGCGATGTCGGTGCCGTAGAGGGTCACGTCGCCGGTGAGGTTCGTGGCCCCGGCCATCGCGCCCTTGACCTCGAGCAGTTGCGGGCAAGCCTTCAGCTCAGTGGCCAGCAGGGTGAGGGCGTGCGTCTTGCCGACGCTGTTCCACGTCGCGCCTGCCGCGTGCGTGCCGATGGCGGTGCCGCGGAAACCGCGGGTCACGGTGTAGACCGGGGCCGCGGCGATGGACGTGACCCTGACCCACTCGGCCTTGGCAGCGTCCTTGAGGATGTCGTCGACGGCGATGACCGTGCCGACCGTGACGGTCAGGAGCACGTTCGTGGCGACCGCCGTCTCGAGGACGACCGTGGCCGCCGCCGTCTTGGCGTAGGTCACGTCGAGGGTCACGTTGGCGTGCAGGCCGGTCGCCGTGGTGGCCAGCGGAGCACGCTCGTACTTGAGCAGGTCGGCGACACGCGCGCCGGTGATGGCCTTGCCCCCCCCGGAAGGCTGGACCGGCAGCACGTGGTCCACATTGTGCGGATAGAAACTCATCTTGTCACCTCTCTGCGGCTCTCAGGCCGCGCGTCGAGAATCGTCCTTGGTCACTTACGGGGTCAGCAGCGCGAACGGGTAGCGGCTGCCGGCGGTGGGCTGCAGGTAGTTGATCGGGTTCGGCACCTGCCACGCCATGCGGAACGTGACGCGCATTGCGACCATGTCCTCTTGCGGCAGGTTGTAAAGGATGGTGCGCGGCGAGGCGTTGTCGGTGATCACGGCCTCGGTGAGCATCTTGTAGGTGATGTCCTGCCGGATGCTGTAGACGAGCTGATTGAAGTCGCCGGCGATGACCAGAGCGTGCGTGGCGTCGAAGACGCCGCTGCGCGGGAAGGCCACCGGGGCGCCGTCGAACTGATAGTTCGTGGTCGACTGCGGCGAGGTTGAGAAGATGGGCACGCCGTCGTTGTCGCGCAGGGCGCGGAACTTGGCCCTCATGGTCATGGCGGCGATGGAGCCGGTCATGAAGTAGCCATCCGCCTCGATGCAGGAGACCACGCCGCCCTCGCCGAGCAGATCGTCGTAGAGGTCGGCGCCGGTGCCCAAGGCGACGGCGTTGCCGGCCGCGGCTGCGGCGGTGCAGATGTCGGAAGGCCACACGGTCGGGGCGCTGTGCCCGTAGAGGATGGCGTCGTCGACGACCTTGCCGATGGCGTCCTCGATGAGCGGCTGTACCTCGCCCCAGATGTCGTAGTCGACGTCGTCGAGCACGTTCTCGGGGATCGGCACGATGACCGCGATCTCGGCCACGTCGAGGTACTTGTTCGCCCAGGCGACCTCGGTGGTCTGCTTGACCGAGGTCAGCGGGTCGGTGTTCGGCACTTCGTTCACGAAGTAGGCCAGGGGCAGCGCGGAGAGCACGGGCATACGCTGCTGGGCGCGGCTCATGTTGGGCAGGCGCCGCGCCATCTTGAGCACGGTCGAGCCCTGCGCCGGCACGTTCTTGATGATCGAGCGTGAGACTTCTTCGGGAATCAGGGCAGCCGCTTCGCTGCGGCTGGTGACTGAGTTGAAGACTGTCATCGGACGGTGACCTCCTAAAGGTCAGCGCCCCGCGCTCCTTCTGATGAAAGCGTTGAAGTCGGTGGTGGCCGGAGCCTCACCGTTCGCTCCTGCCCCCGCCTGCGCGGCCGCTGGCCTGCGCTTGGGGAACAGTTCGGGATACTGCGCTTTCAGCAAGCTGAAGTCGGGAACGCCGTGTTTATCGAATGCCCCGACCTCGACCGCCGCCAACCATGCCAGGTCGACGTTCGGCACACCTTCTCGCTGTGCCAGTCGGTAGAAGTCGATGCGCTTGTCGGCGACCGTCAGCTTCTCGCTGAGCGCGTCGAGGTCTTGCTTGGTCACGCCGTCGGCTGCGGCGGCGATCCCCTTGAGCTCCTGACGGAGCGACTTGTTCTGCGTGCGCTCGCGCTCCAGCCCCGACTGCAGGCTGCGGGTGTGCGCATCGTAGACGTCACGGGCCTCGGCGGGCTGCGCCTGAAGCCATGCGGCAAACTCTTCCGGGGTGCCGGGCGGCGGCGTGTAGACCGCCTCGGCCGGGGCTGCGTCCTCGCCGTCCTGCGGCGGGGTCTCAGGGTCTTCTGGCATCGATCCTCCTCGTGAAGGCATCTCGCCTTACGTTGGGCGCCCCTGCCCCGTGCAGGCCGATAATAGCACGCCGCACGGCTTTCACAGTACAAACTCCGCCAAGCCGCCGCCGCCTGCCTTCAGGTCGCGGATCGTGGTCGCCACGACGGCGCCCCCCCAGGTGTCGTTGCTGGTGCGCGTCGCGAACTGGTGAAACTTGACCTCGCCGGACTTGTACATGCCGTAGCGCGTGTTGCCGAGGATGCTGCGCTGCGTGCTTTCGGGCTGCTCCGTGAACCACGCCTCGCCGAGCTTGAAGTCGCCGCCGATGCCGGGCCAGTAGGGCAGGCAGGCACAGCGGCAGTTCGGGTGATCGTCGAAGTCCTGCTCAGTCGAGAACAGTTCGCCCTCAGCGGCGATGCAGCCGGCGCAGACGCGGTCGTCCTGTGCGCTGATGCGCTCGTACTGCGTGAGGCCGCTGTTGCGGTAACTTTCCAGCGAGGAGGAACGGAAGGCGCCGAGCATCTCGGTGCGCGCGATGCACAGGGCGCGCACCAGAGGCAGGCCGTAGGCGTCGGCCATCTGCCGGGCGACCAGCGCCGGGTTCCTGCCCAGACCGATGCCTTCGCTGAGCGCACGCGCGACCTCGTCGGCGTTGCCATCCATGGCCGCGTCGAGGAGCGCACGCAGCGGCCCCCCCTGCGTTTGCCCGACGAGCTGCTCGAGGGCCGCCTTCGGATAACCTTCCATGGCGAAGGTGTCGACGTAGGCCGGCGCATAGCCGCCGGCGCGGCGCAGCTCCGCCGCCGCCTTCAGGCCGTCGTCGAGCGCCTGACGCTGAGCCGCCGAGATGAGCGCCTCGGCGTGCGGCGCGAACTCCTGCCACTCGCGCAGCATCTCCGCAATCAGGCGCTGATAGCGTTCCAGCCGGTATATCCTGCCGATGGGCACCGCCTCGTCGGCGGCAGCCATACGCGCAACCTGCTCGGCAAGCGCCTCGAAGTTCGCCATCAGGCGCGCTGCCATTGCCTCGTAGCGCGCACTGAGCGCCTCCACCGTCGCGGCGTCACCGGCGGCCAGCGCCGCCCGCCACTTGCGCTCGACCTCGACGACGGCGGCGATCATTTAGGTGCAGGCGGCGCGCCGGGCGGCGCAGGGACGGCTGGGGCCATGCCGCCCGCTGGGTACGCGCCCGGCACGCCACGGGCGAAGCCGGAGATGGCCGCCCCGAGGGACGGCGCCGGCGGCTCTGCCGCTTTGTCGTCTTCCATCTGCGCAAGCTCGTCCGGCCCCCAGCCCAGTTCGCGCAGAGCCGTCGTCAGGGGCATGGTGGACTTCACGTAGTTGAGCAGCGCCATCGTCGTCGAGATGGGCTGCTGCGTCTGCGTCGGCCCCCAGACGGCGCTCACGCTGCCCGGCGCGTAGGCCGTGCCGCTGACCTCGAGCATGAACTCGCCGAGCTCGCGCCACACCTGCCCGAAGAGCTCGCCGTAGTGCTCGCACTTCTTGACGAGCGGCGCCTCCATGGCGATAAGCGCCTCGCCGCTGGGAGTGCCGCCCTGACCGAAGAAGTAGTGCTGGGGCGTGCGGCTGACGATGGCGATGGAAGCCGCCAGCTTGTCCATCGCGCCGAGGTACTGCTGCACGTCGACGGCGGGGAACGAGCCCGCGGCGGTCGGCTGCACGCCCTCGTCGGCGGGCGTGAAGGCCCACAGCTGGCCGGGCGCGATCTTGAGCTTGGAGGTGTCCTGCTCGGTGATCACGTAGCGTTGCGGGAAGCTGCCGAACTCGCTGGCCACCATCATGTCGGCGAGCAGCTTGTTCACGGCGTCCTGCGCGCTGAGCAGCTTGCGCAGCTCGCCGCCGGGGCCGCGCCGGGTAGTGCGCAGGTGGAAGACCGGGATGCGCCCGTGCGGATTGTCGTCGACGGGCGCCACGGCGTTGCCCTCGACGTCTTCGATGGCCGGCTCGAAGGCCTTGCCGCTGCGCGGGTTCTTGGGTCCGACCCAGTGCTCGATGCGGTCCTCGTAGTAGAGGTTGAGCAGGGTCGCGTCGCCGGCCCGCCACCACTTCGCCGCGAGCTGCATCTGCTTGGGCTGCTCGGGTTCGTAGAAGACGTGCACGAGGCGCGGGTCGTTGGCGTAGAGGTCGAAGCCGCCGTCTTCGTCGGGCCACGCCAGGAGGAAGCCCTCGCCGGTGATGAAGGCGTCTTTATGCACGTCGTAGGCCTCGATCTCGATGTCGGTGGCCGCGCCCAGCTCAGTGAGCTTGTCGGCGGCGGCGCTCCCCCCCGCGCCTTTCTCCTCGACGGCGAAGCCCTTGAACGTCAAGCGTTCCAGCGCCGAGTCGACGACCACACTGCACCAGTTCTGCACCCAGCGCGCCTCGATCTTGCGGAACAGGTCGCTGAGATGCTCGGTCGAGTAGACCAGCGGCTGCGCACCCTCGTAGTAGGAGTAGAGCAGGTCGTAGCGCGCCCGCTTCTCGGTGAGCGCGTCGTAAGCGCGCTCGGGGTCACTCTTCGCGGCTGCCACGCTGCCTCCTCGGTCGTTCTGGCCAGTGTACTACGCCGCCGTGCGCCCCAACGCCGGACCCGGCTTGACGCGCCGCAGGACAAGCTCGCTCATCAGCCAGACCAGGGCGTCTACGCGGTCCGGTGAGTGCTTGTCGTCGACCGGCGACCAGGTCGTCATCTGCGTCTCGAGGTCGGGGAAGCGGCCGACGTGATGGATGCGTCCCTGCTCGTACAGCGCCGCGATCGGCTCGGCGCGCACGACCTTGCCGCGGCTCGCATGGACGGCGCGATAGGCCACACTGGCGCGCACCGCCTGCAGGTTGGCGCGCACCAGGTCGCCGCCGTTGTTGACCTCGGCGACGATGCGGTCGGCGTGCAGCGAGTCGTACTGCGCCACGGCTTTGTGCGCCCACTCCGCCGGCGAGTAAGTGCCCGAGGCGTCGGCGAGCACGTAGCCGTGGTCGTCGTGGCCGAGCCCCCCGGCGATGATGCCGGTCTCGTCGCTGTCGGGGTTGGCCGTCACCGCCGGGTCGATGGCGACCACGACGCGCGCCAGCTCGGGCGCCTTGACCACGCGATAGGCGTCGATGAGGGCGAGCTTCCACAGGGCGCCGCTGACCTCGTCGATGAAGCGTGCCTCGATCTCCTGCTCGTAAGCGCGTGCCGGCATCGTCTGGCGCATCGACGTGATCTCGGACTCAAGGATGTACGGGTTGGCCGCCGTGGGGAACTGCCAGCCTGCCCAGTCCTCGTAGGCCGCCGAGACGCCCTGCTCGTACATCGCCATGAAGGCGTTGCGGCCTTTGGGCGTCGAAAGGAAGAAGACATCGCCTTCAAGGTCGATGAGCGTGGCGCGCAGGATCAGGTTCCAGACGTCCATGAGGTCGACGACCATCGCCGCCTCATCGACGATGACGCGAGCGTAGTGCCGGCCACGGATGGAGTCGGGGGCGTCGAGGCTCCACATATCGAGCACCCCCCCGGTGATCAGCTCCAGACGGTGCTCGGATTCGTTCTTGACCTTGGTCACGCACTTGAGCGTCTCGACGATCTCGCGCCACAGCTCGCCGAGCATCTTGTAGGTGGGCGAGCACCAGGCGACAGGGTGCCCGGCGAGCAGCTTGTCGGCGGCCAAGCGGATACCGAAGCGGCTTTTGCCGAAGCGGCGCCCGGCGACGAGCACGTTGAAGCGGCGCGCCTCGGCGAGCACCACGGCCTGCGCCGGGTGCGGCTTACTTAGGCGCAGGCTGATCGTCTGCATCGACGTATTCGACGATGACGCGCAGGGCGCCGCTCTGCTCGACGCGCAGCGGCGCATCGAGTCCCAGCAGGCGGGAGAACTGCGAGAGCAGCTGGCCGACGCCGCGCCAGTCCTCAGCGACGATAAGCTCGCGAATGGCGAGCGCGTAGATCTCACGCACCAGTGCCGAGTCCTGGTCGATGGAGGCTGCCGAAGCCTTCGTAAGCTCGGCAGTAGCCGCTTGGATGTAGCCGTCGATCGCGCGCCGTGAGATTCCCCAGGCGTGGGTACCAAACTGAATAATGTCCTCGCGGGTGTTCCGCGTGGCCAGCATCGTGCGCACCTGATTGACACGCCGCCGATGCTCGACTGCCGTACTCTTGCCCTTCGGCGCCCCCCGCTGCGGCCTCATCTCACGTCCAGCATAGCGCCTCCCTGAAGCACGCCTATAGTAGCACGCCTCAGCGCGTCTGCGTGCGCCTCACCCCGCGACCCATGCGGCAGGCGTTCACCACGGCGATGAAGTCCCCCACACTGTCAATGACGTGGACGGTGACGCCCTGCTCGGCGGCAGCGGCGATGAAGGCACTCTGCGCCAGGGACAGGTAGCCG